ATCTTTCATACGCGCAGGCATCTTATACATTTGTTCCATACACGCGCGCTGAAAATCTACCTGCATCTGCAGTTGACGTGTACTTAATTCTAAACGTGATCCATCTACATCAATAAACCAAACGGGTGGTTCAGATTCTACAACACTCAATCCTCCAATGGTAGGAAACGATTGGCTACTTCCTATGCCATGCTTACGGCTTCGGCACATAGATTTGTTGCAATGACTACGCAAAGGTTCTTGCTTGCATGTATAAAAATATTCTTTCTTTTCCAATTGGTTTTGTATGGTTACCATTTCTTTTGCAGGTAATGGTGGCGTACAATATTCTTGATTATGTTTTTCTAATAAATCTTTCCACGCTTCTGGACTTGACATCTTATAGAACAGTCCTACGTTAATCATAACCATGTTACGACCCCCTTCAGGCACTCCATATTCAGTAAGTTGTTGTAAACATGGAGGACCTTGAGGTAATATCTTTTCGCTCACTCCTACTTGTAAGTCTCTTAATTTTTCTAATGTAATTCTATTTTTTTCTGCTTTATGTAAAAATTCTTCAAACCCTATGTCATCGCCCTCTACATTTAAAGCGTATCGTGTTGTATACTTAAAATTAAAATATGGAAGGTTTATAAAGTTTCCTACATCACCACGTTCTACTATAACCTCTTCTTGCTTAGGAAAGATCTCACATTGACCATATCCTAAAGCAGATGCAAACTCTGACAATCTATCCCTAAGTTCTGTTGCTGAAACTTTTTCTTTTAAAAATATATATAAATGGGCACCGCCTGACTTAGACCGGCACACGGTCAACGGTAGCCTTAACTGTTTGATTTTCTTAAATAATTTTACTAAGTCTAAATCGTATTCGTCAATATCCAATGCGCCAAATAAGCATTGATTATTTTCATCTATGGGTATACTGCCTACACCCTTCTTTCCTTCTAGGTGCAATTGAACAAGCTCTACGGTTAACGGTTCCCTAACAATAAAACTCTTAGCTTGTTGTTTACCATTCTTCTGAGAGTTCATAACCTCAGTTTGTCCGTGGGCTTTACTAAATCCCCGGAATAATTCTAAAAATTTTTGTGCTTGCTCCATCGTAAAGAAGCCCCCATCTACAAGGAGAAATGGGGGCTATCCTCTCTAAAATGGAACGTCGTCGGTATCAGTAGGAAGAGCGGGCTTCAATTCTCCACTGCTGACACTCGTATGTAATGCTTTCGCATCTTCATAAGCTTCCATAGTAGACACTTGTCCTTCATGACTTATAGACCATGAGTTCCAAGAACCTTTATCATTACCATCTTCAACAGATTTTAAACGATAAGTGTTAGCAAACATAGGCAACGTTTTACCATTATGCTTTTGCATTGTCATAATACTCATCCACTGACGTGACTTTTTCAGTTGGGTTTTCTTCATGTCAATAATAGCATTCTCTAAGTTGCCGTCATCATGTACAATCTTTACGTAGTGTTGAGCTGTACGCACTAACTCATTACCACTTTCTAAAAGCTCAAGACCTGAATCCTGATCACGCACGGCTTTACGCACATCATCAGAAGTAGGCGAAAGCTCAGATACAAACCCTCCCCCTTGAGAACGTGGTATAAATTCAAGAAGTTTAAGTTGGAAAAACACAGGTATTACAACAACACCTTTTTCTCCATCCCATGTCTTCTTGGTTACAGTGTTAAAGATATCTCCAGAAGAAGCACCTTCTATATAACCTGCATCAGACTTTTTTAGTTGCGGGCTAAGTGCCTGGATTAATCTTAAAAAAGGAATTTGAATATCCGAAGATGTTACTTCTTCAAATCCACTTCCTACGTCGGACTCAAATGCTTTCATTAGATCTGGTAGTTTTTCAGCCATATTATTTTCCCCCTTTAATTTTAGCTGTTTGACCTACGTATGCTTTAAACAATTCTAGGTCAATTGGTTGATTAGCTTCCACACGCTCACGCACTAACTTCTTTAACGTCGATGGTTCTACCCATGTTCGTGCAGTGGTGTCGTGCCCTTTATCTTCAAGTTCCGCCTGCAGAGAGCGAGCCGAATTATCTTGGTTGATACCAAAAGATATTTGAACTTGATTCTTTATAAAATCCTCTGCGCCAATGTCGCGTAAATGACCAATAGCACGTTCTTTATCTATTGGATCTTTAGGCATCGAGGCTTGCACAAATGTAGCTAAAGAAACGGTGTTACCGTCTACCTCTAACTTATCTATGCCCATCTCGGCCATTTTTGCAGGGATCAAATCAAACTCATACTGCTGTTTCTTAGCTTTCTGTAGCTTAACTTGTTCTTCTAAGTTTTTGATGTCCTTAGTTATAGCGGAAGCTGTTCGTACTAATTGACTTAGCTCTTGTCCTCCGTCCGTAGTTACACTGTTAAATGCATCTGCATCAGCTGTAATCTCACTCCAAACATCGATTTTCTTTTCCGTCATTATAGTATATCCTCTTCAGGTTAAAGGTTAATGTCTTCGATTCCTCCTCGGATAGATATCTTAACAGGGTAATAGATACGTTCAATCTTATCCCATTTTAAAATATTAACTCTACCTGAGTTAAAATCACTAGCAAGGGCAAAAGCAACTCCTATTATAGCGGGGTCCCCGATAGCTAATAACCAATCCTCATCATCAAAACCTTTTAGTTTACGCTTTATCTGCGCAACTAAACGACCTGTATTTAAATGAAGTTGATCATTATAATTTGCTAAAGGAATTAATTCCCCCCATTTCGTTGCAGATATTATATCTACGCGGGGATTTTCTTGTGCTACAAAGACTTTGTTTGCCATTGAGTTCTCTCTTTCTTGTTAACGTTTTATTACGTTACTCTCATTAATTTTATTTGTAAACTATTTTTTTGACTTATTACAATTATTCTGTTTATATTAATAAGAAATTATAAAGAAAGTGAGAAATATGTCTTATGAGTTTAAGACAAAACCTTTTGACCATCAAGCAGCCGTTTTAAAACTTTCATGGAAAGCTTTGAATTGGGCCTACTTCATGGAGATGGGTACCGGAAAATCTAAAGTCTGCATCGATAATGCAGGCATTCTCTACGAGTTAAACCACATTGATACCTTTGTAGTCGTTGCTCCAAAAGGAGTTTATCGCAATTGGGCGCGCATAGAAATACCTACGCATCTTCCTGATCGTATCGAACGTGACATAGCTATGTGGTCATCAACTCCTAAACGTGAACAGAAAAAACAATTGGAATCTTTTTTAGTTCCTAACGTATCAGAAACCTTGCGCATATTGGTAATGAATGTAGAAGCTTTATCAACCGTCAAAGGTACACGGTTCTTGGAACAGGTTTTAAAAAAATCAAAGGCTATGTTTGCAGTAGACGAATCGACAACTATTAAAAGTCCAAAGGCTCGTCGTACTAAAGCTATTATAAAGATAGGAAGGCACGCCAAATATAAAAGAATTCTTACCGGGTCTCCCGTCACACAATCGCCTATGGATCTCTGGGCGCAATGTAACTTTTTAGATCCTAAGTTATTAGGAGATGTTGGTGACAATTATTATCAGTACCAATACCGTTACGCTATTATGAAAAAACGTACGATGGGTACACATTCTTTTAACTTAATAGTAGGTTACAGAAACCTTGACGCGTTAGCCGAATTATTAAAAACATTTTCTTCGCGTATCATGAAGTCGGAATGTTTAGACCTACCATCAAAAATCTATACACAACGTTATATCCAACTGACTCCCGATCAATCGCGGATATATATGGAGATAAAAGAATACGCTTTATCTTATTTAAGTGATACCGAATTCATGACGGCACCCAATGTCATGACGCAACTTTTACGTTTGCAACAAGTATTGTCCGGGCATTCTAAAACGGATGAAGGAGAAATAGTAGAAATAAAAGACAACCGCTTGCCTGAGTTAATGCAATGCCTGGAGGATGTATCAGGTAAAGTTATTATCTGGTCTCGCTTTCGCTATGACATAAAAAGAATTCATGCTGAATTGACAAAGGTATATGGACTCTCGTCCACGGTAACTTACTTTGGAGATACAACTGATGAAGACCGAAGTCAGGCAATAGAACAATTTCAAAAAGGTGATGCGCGATTCTTTATAGGTAATCCGCAGACAGGAGGGTATGGTATTACTCTTACCGAAGCAAACACAGTGGTGTATTTTGCAAACAGTTTTGACTTAGCAGTACGCATGCAGTCAGAAGACCGGTGCCACCGCATCGGCCAAACACAGCACGTTACTTACATTGATCTTATTGCTGAGAAAACAATTGATGAAAAGATTGTTAAGTCTTTGCGTAACAAGATGGATATAGCAAGTAAAGTAATGGGCGAAGAACTTAAAGAATGGTTTAATTAACTGAGGAGAACACAAATGTTTGAATGGCTTAACGGATGGTTTACTCCATCACAGAAGAAAGATTTAAAAGATATGACTAAAGTAGAGTTAGAACAAAAAGGAAGAGAAGTCGGGATAGAGCTAGACCGTAGAAGAAAAAAAGCTACACTGGTCAAGCAATTACGTAAAAAACTAGGAGAATAAGTAATGGATAACCCTTACAGTGGTGTTAATGAATTTTATGAAAGATTAACAGAATTCGTAGACAAAGAAAAAAATTTCAATAATAGTAATAAAGTCGTGTTATTATTTCGATTAGCTCTAGAACTGGGAGGAGCCGATAAAGCAATGGGCCTGGAGGAAATGTGTTATTTAATGGCTAAACTACAATACACAACTCTCGGGATTGTTTTAGGCAAAGAAGAATCTTTTAATGGGATTCTTGAGCAGTTTGATGTTAGTCGTACAACACCTAACTAGAGAGAACGTGTGGGGAATGTAGATAAAAAAGCGTGGGGGGAAGATCCTTTTATGGGCGATTCTCCTCCTAAGAAACAAGAACATTGGGCACAAATCTTATTAGATTTACGTAACCAATCGGGAATGTCTCGGGTTCAATTAGCTGAGGAGTCGGGAGTCGGGGTGTCCACTATAGAAAACTACGAACGAAAAAAAATTTCGGAACCTTCCATTTATAAAATAGAATCACTTCTGCAGGCAATGGGGTACGAGTTAGATGCTATCTTTATAGAACATTAGCGATAATTAATAGGTTGTACTTTCCAAGGAGTCCATGATTCTTTTTTGCCTCCGTGATACTCTCGGGCATGACCCTCACTAATTAATTTTTCGCATATGTTTTCGCCGTCTACAAAAGGCACCGCGAGGATCCTCCCGAACTTGCCCTTGCCATCCTTCACCGTTTTGACAACGAATTTTTTCGGAAGCAATTCCTTAAGCCGTGTTTTCGCAGCCAAACCAAGAACTTTTTCTTCCTTATTCTTTGTGCGCGACTCCGGCGTATTAATTCCTTGTAAGCGAATTCTTTCGTTTGATAACGTAACTTTGAATCCCAAATCCACATCGACATCTATCGTGTCCCCATCTACAACTCTTCTTAAAGTACAATTATATTCAAACACCACACATCCCATCACAATTATTAAGTTGACCAAAGTCATCTTTGTTGTAAAAAAATAAATCTGGTTGACCTAATTCATCCCAAGTACTTAAATCAACTTCATCAATCGGAATTCTGTCCGAATGTAAAAATACCTCATCTTTACTTTTTTTAGTAGCATTACGTATTGCATGATCTAAAACAACTACTTTATCCCATTCTTCTTTGTTTTCTTTCACACGTCTCCATTCTGTATTAGTGTGATAAGGACAAAATATACACGCTGAACGTGGTGGTTTAGGGTAATTATG